GTTGTAGGTAGCGCCGCTGACCGCGCCCGCTCCGCCGTTGTTGAGCGTCAGAGCGTTTGCCACACTGCCCGCGCTGTTGGCCGTGCAAGCCGTGCATGTGCCAGTCAGGTTGGTAATCACGCCAGACGCTGGCGTGCCCAGCGCCGGCGTAGTCAGCGTCAGATTCGTCGCCGTCAGCCCACTCGGCAGCGCCGTCGAGATCGACGGCACACCGCCCGAAGACGTGACCAGCACGCCATTGTTCGCCGTGGCCAGGCCACTCACGGCAGTCCCAGACCCCGCGTACCACGCCAGCTGGTCAATCGTTCCGCTGTTGACCGTGCCAGCGCCGCTCACTGACTGCCACCCCTGCGCGCTGCCGCCTGAGTTCATCCCCCACACCTGGTTGGCGGTCCCGTTCGTGCTCATGTTCGTCGCAGTTGCCGCGTTTCCCGATGTGCTCTGGTTCAGAGTCGGAAAGGTCGCATTCGCTAGATTGATGGATGTTGGAGTACCCAAAACCGAGCCGTTCGGCACTGTCACTGTTCCGGTAAACGTTGGCGATGCCAGCGGAGCCGCGCCCAACGTGTGATAGTCAAACGTCACTGCCGCCGCTCCGTTGAACGTAGTCCCAGCCGCCGCTCCGCCGCTTGCTGCGCCCGTAAGGGCGTTGGTAGTCGTTCCACCGCTCCCGCCGCAACCCGTACACGTCCCCGTCACTGTCAGATTCGGAACCTGTACCGTCTGGGTCCCAGTCGTCACCCCGGTTACATGGCTGATGTTCAACGTCGAAGTCGGCGTCGTGCCAGTCCCAAGCAACTCCTGAATCTGCCACGTATCCGTCGTACTTTGCGCTACCGTGTCGTAGAAGTGGCCCACGATCTGGATCTTGGCGTTGGACGAGTTAGCCCCGGAAGTCGCCGGAGTCACGTCTTGGAAAGAGAAGATATTCCCGGACTGCACATACTGCTGCGTGCAACCATCAAACTGGTTATAAGGGTAAGCGCTCAGGGCCGAAACCAGCCCCGCATCGCTCGTAGCTCCTACATTCGCATGAACGAAAGCTACCGTAATTGCTGTGCCGGTCGAAGTAAGAACGACTCCACCCTGCTGGTTCAGGTAGGTATCCGTGAATCCCGAATACGCCACATATTGTCCGACGGTGAAGCTCTCCGAAGAGAAGTTGATAGTGAGAATATTGGAAGCTATGGAGAAAGTCGTAGCAGTTGCCGTAAGCGGACTGGCGCACTGAGTCGATACGGCGAATCCCGAACCTGTCCCTTGTGCCGCGCTGTAACCCACGCCCACATTGACGTTGCCGTTACCATCCCCATTGATCGAGCCATTATTCCCAACAGAGATGCCTTCGTTTGGCTGCGGCACCGCGTAGTGCGTGCCAAGCTGGATCAGAGGATTGGCGTATGTGTTTCCCAGAAATGATGCAACTTGCCCTGAACCTTGATTCACCCCCACCACCAGGGAGAGCAGCGTTGGCGAAATCACCCAGCTTGGCACAGAAGTACCTAACCCCTCTGCCAGTAACCCTGTGAAATTCGCGTTGGAATAAGCCGAAAGCAGAGTCGAGCCTCCGCCCGTCAGCCCATATTGAAGATCACCGGTATTGACAAAGGTCACCCCAGACACTCCCGGTGTCGTCCGATCCGCATTCTCCACCAGCCGCGCCAGGTCCAGTTGCGCGTTCTGAGGCATGTGCAGCGAACCCTGCGTGTTCACAACCCAGCCGTTAAGCGCCAGCACGGTAAATCCGGTATCTGCGGCATAGGCGATACTCGCCGCGCTGATCGTCTGTCCTGCTTTGGAAGTTGGAAACTCTGCCGTTGCCGTCCATGACGTGCTGGTTGGACTCGCTCCCACGATCAGCGGCACGCCATTCAGGATCGAGCACGCCACCATGTTTTCCGCGAATATCTGCTGGCCAGCCGTATAAATCGCAGTCGCGGCCGTCGCCCCAAACGTCGCCACCCCGCCTGAGATTCCGCAACTCGTAATCACCTGAGAAGTCGGACCCGTCGCATAATAATTCTGGCTCATGTCCACCATCGACGAGTCGGTGTAACTGATCTTCCGCCCAAAGTTATTGCGCAGGTCCGTCACCATCGCCGAGTAGTTCGCGTTATACAGCGCCTCCGCTGCCGCGTAAGGGTCCGTCGCCTGGGGATAGGTGTGAATGATACCCACCACGTTCAGATTCGGCCCAGTCACGCTGGTATTCAAACTGCCTCGAGGAGACACCAGCGCCAGAATGCCTTCTGTCCCACCCGTAACTTTGTTGATTGCAAAGCTATGTGTCCCAGCCGAGAGACCGCAAAACTTCGCCGCCTTGATCGTCCAGAAACTTCCATTGAACCGTTGCAACTCTCGCGGTTGTTCTGCGTCCGACAGGTTGCTCGAAAGCACGCTCAGACCCGTCAGGCTGTCTACCAGAGCCGTTCCGCTGCCATCCGCAAACACGCTGAAGGTAGATCCGCTCAGATACCCGTAGTTCTGCGGATTCGTCACGTCCGGCCATTGCATGTAGTCCAGGAACACGCAGCCTTGCTCCACCGGAATATTCGAGTAGGTAATACTGTCCGAAGATCCCGTCGAAATCGATGTATGCAGCGTATTCGTTCCCGCTACCGCGTACACCACCGGCTCCGTCGTGCAGGTACCTCCCGTCGTCGCGCCCACGCCCGGGTTCGCAAACGGATTTGTCAGCATGTGGAAGTAACCAACCACTCCACCGACAACCGAATCCACTTGCAAAGTCTGACCGTTCGATGGAATCGTCAGCACATCCCCCACCGAGCACCCGGCCCCGTTATTGTTCATCCCGATCATTTTGAAGATGTAGTTTGGGTTCCATGTCCCGGTTGTCGATGCCCACACCGTATCGTCGGGGAAATACTTCTCCCGAGGACCGGTGGTCTGCCACGTCGCCACCTCGTACATCTCCTGCGTGGCGCCCGTCGTCCACGCTGTTGTCATGGCGTTCGCCTGGTCGATAGTGTTCGTCCCAATCATCAAGTGGTTGATTGGGTTGGTTGCGTCCGTAGGGTAAGGAAGCCACTGCTCCGCATTGATGAAGAGCGGCATATCCACTGCCGCAGTGCCAATGTACCCGCCGCCAACCGGCAGCTTCCCGCCCGTCTCATCCGCTGCCACCTTGTCGATGTAGCAGAGATCGGAGTTTCCAATCACCATGCCGTAGCAGGCAGTATTCGAGTCGCCAGCAAATGCCGACCCGTAGTAAGCCGAACTCACCGCCTTGGCATCGAGGTTGCCGAGCGAGTCTGGTATCAGGCTCGAACCCAGCACATTCGGGACAACCGTAGTACCCGGAGCTGCATAGACAGGAGCCGAATTTACCACCGTCGCCGCCGGCAGGCCGCCCCCCGAGCACGGTTGCCCCGCCGTCGTAACGCAACCCGCCGCCGTGATCGTGCCCAGAAACACCGGATTGAGCAGTGGAGTGCCGTCAGCGGACGCGGTAATGGTTACCGATGCCTTGCCGCTCATCCATGCCGGAGACTCTACCAGCAGGAATGACGCACCAGCCGTAGCCACGCTCATCGACTGGTTGGCCGAGATCGTGCTCATCAGCAACCACGGTTGTGAATTGAGATTCTGATAGGTTGCCGTGGTAGAAGTGACCGCCCGAACCGTGATCGTCCCAGACCACGTGCCTGTCACATTGACCAGCAGCCACGGAACTCCGGGGGGAATCTGGAAGTAAACGCAGTTGGTTGGCGTGCACGTGGTATTGCCCGTAGTGATGCTGCCATATGTGCTATTGGTCTGCGCTAGAACGGGCACACAGAACGCCAACAACAGGGCCAGTTTGACCAGAACTTTACTCGCCATCGTCGTAAATGACATCAATCACGTCTCCGCTGGTGCCGATGATGTACCACGTTCCAAGGTCGCGTGCCGTAGTCGAAGACGATGGCACGACGAAGAAGCTGCCACCCCCAGGCGACAGAGCCAGACCTCGCGTGCTGGTAATGTTGGCGTCTCCCGGGTGAGCACCCGCGCTGAGAACCTGCGTCACGGAATCGCCCAGCGTCACTTGCATCGTCCTGACGGCTGCGTGTGCCGATAGGGAGCACAGCAGGAACAGGATGCACGAGCCTAGAATCTTGTTGGCCTTAGCCCGAATCTTCGCCGCGGCGCCAGCACTGAGCTTGCCCTTGGCTACCATCTGAGTTGCACGCGCCTTAGCGTTACCGGCGTGCGATTTATCGGGCATCGGATATTTGCGCGATCCCGGCAGCCCGAATTCCGATTTCGGCAGTGCGTTGCGGGTTTCAGCTTTCAGTTTCATCGTCACTCCTTCGCCTTGAGTTGAGCCAGCACCAGAGGAATCCAAAGCGCGGCATCTTCAACCGTCACGTCTTCCTCGATCACCGTTCCGTCGTTGGCGCGAATCACCACGCGAGGGTAGGGCAAGTCTTCCTTATTCGGGCCGCATGTGAGTATCCGAACCTTCACTGTTACCCCCAAGCAGAAACCGCTATCGGCCTCGGCTTTTCCGGTGGCTTCTTGCCAACCGGTTCCCGGATACCTACCGCCATTGTCCGCAGAGCGTCTGCCGGATGTGAGGCGGCGTCATGAAGTGGTTCCCGCCTTTGTTGACCCAATTGCGTCTCCGGCCCCCACTGGTATCGTCTTAGATACTGTAGCCCATCCGCGCACAGATTGGCATCGAAATATAGCTGCGGGAACAGCATCCGAACCGCATTGATCCCGTCAGCGACACTCAATTGGCGGTTGACGACCGTTTTGAAACCCTTCCCGCGCATGATTTCTTCGATGGATTTGCCGGTGCCCAGCGACCGCGTGCCTCCGTCCCAGGGCAGGAACGCCGTCCCGATCACATATCCCCATGACTGGATTTCGTGCAAGTAATGGTTGATGGCTTGGTGATCATTCTCGTAATAGCGCAGGATGCGGATTTCAAACGGCATCCTCTGAGCTGCCCAGATCGCTACTCTATCGGCGAAGCCAAGATCAAAGAACACGTCTACCGGCTTCATAGGCTCGGCTGGCACCGCACGGATGCGGCCTTCCCGCTCGGCTGCGGCAATCTCAGCCTTATATATGGCTCCCTCGACCGTGGAGCGCGTAGCTCCTTCGTATACATGGTGGAACGTGTCCGGATCACGCATCCTGAGCGTTTCAATCTTCTGGCGAGACTCCTTGCTCAACCATTTGTTGTCCAAGTAGCTGGTTTTATGGACCCAAGCTCCGGGTGGCGGATTTAGGACGTAATCGGTATAAACGGGATCATCGTCCAAATCTGGATTTAGCGTCCACCATATTTCTGAACCTTCCTTACGCATGGTTGGCTCAAGAATCGTCAGGCTGCGCCGGCGAACCGTACTGGCCTCTTCACCCCAGAAGATGTCAAATCCCTCATACGATTTAATGGATGTAACGCTCTGCTTGCGGAGTCCAGCAAAGACGATCTCGGTAGGGTGTGATTCCGGGCCACGTATCTCCGAATCCAGCACCCGGTAGAAATCTTCCAAGCCAAGCCTCTGGATTTGATCCTTTAAGAGTTGGTGTACCGACTCCCGGATCGAGTCCATAGTCTCGCGACCGCAGAGGATGCGTAGTGGCTCTTTCCATCCTGGTACGCCACCGGCCCCCAGCATGACAAGCGCCGTCGCCACCGTCCACGACTTTACGCCGTCCCGGCCTCCATACATTACCTTATAGGGATGATGCTCCAAGAGCGGCCTGAACTGGGCTGGGAATTCGAGATCATTCACTGGCTATACTCATCGCGCTCGTAGATGGTTTCGATGTTGGGCCGGAGTACTGGAGTCGAGCCGGCTCTCTCGCCGGCATTGCCGCGATGCTCTGCCGCCGAGCTAACCCCGGAATTCCATCGCCGCGACCGGCAACTGCGATTAGGGCAATGGCTCGGCACGACAGACACACGCAGCCAAATGTACCCACACACATCACATTGCCATCCTTTGACTTGTATTTCAGCCATGTGTGCATTGTACACAGATGTGCGCAACGTACACATCTATTCGATCTTGGCGTTGATGTTCGTAGTGTCCACAAACGTGATGTTCACCTTGTGCTGGATCGGTCCTCCATCCTTGCCCGTCACCTCCAGCTTGTCGCTAAACAGCTTCAAATGCCGGCCTAGACGCTCAAGGTTCTGCCCCTTGTCGGCCAGCTTGATTTTCTTGAGCAGTCCATAAGCGTGCTTCTCGTCGCCGCTGCCCTCGAATAGCTCCGTCAC